TATGGCTTTAGGTACTCATGATAAGTGGCCTTACGGAACATCCTGTCTGTTACTGCCCTCAGGGAGTCGGTAATTCCACCTTCGATATAGAAGTCGATAATTGATTTTCCCTGCGGAGTATTATTGCTCTTAGTAAGTGGATGAACAGACCACGCATCATGCCCTACAACAGTAAAGCCAATACGTTCCTTCCCTGTCTTCAAGACAACTTGCTTAGCTTGGTCAGAGTAACTTACCTTTGGGTCCTTCGTTTCCCTTGTATACTCTCTGTAGATGTAAACAGTTCCAAATTCATCCACAGTAAACCAATACCAAACGAACGGGTCAGTATATCCATTGTCGCATGACCGCCATTTACGCCAGTGATCGGGAATAGCGAACGGCTCAACTACATGTAAGTCATAACTGAATTCAGGAAACGCTACGCCTTCAGACGCTTCAAAGGCTTCCTCTGGAGTGTTTGGATACTCTGCCTTATAAGAGTTAGGTAAATCCTTTTTAGTCTGCTCGTACCATTCAGGAGTTCTCCTTGGATCTGTATCCCATGGAAGAAACACCCTAGCAAATGTATTGACCCCCATGGTTGCCTTTCTCCATATCTCTTCAAACAATGTCATACGCTTTGCTGTAGAGATTCCTATTACTTGACCACCAGACGGACGGTTGATAGTCGGATATGCCGCTGCCCAGATAGACTCTGCCCATTGCTGAAAAGCCCACTCATCAAGTATCACTAAGTTTGCAGTAAGGGAACGCCCAGAGTCTTGCGCAGAGGTTAGAGAGTTAAATACGCTTGGTTCTTTCTTTGGATGAAAAATAGTAACAGTCAATGTTGTGGCTTCCCATGTTGGACCGTACCATTTACCTGCTATCTTTTTTTCTTGTATCATAGTTGGTGGAAGATATTTTAAGATAAATCCGATGCGTCTTGTTAATTCCTTGGCATCTTCTTCACGCTTTGACATAGCTACTACAGCATAGCCTGGTTGGTGTACTATCCTCCACACGGCCAATGCCAATGCTAACCAACTTAAACCCATTTGCCTAGCCTTTAATACAATGTTTAACTTATTATTTAAAAAGCTGTTCAGGGCTTTAATTTGTCCAGGCCACAAAGTAAAAGGAACTGCTAACTCAGCAGCATCCCTATCTTCAATCTTCACAAAGTTTTCAATAAAATATTGACATGATCTTTTTCCTAATTCAGCCTTTAATACTGCTAACGTCGGCAACTTCCCAACATCAATCTTCGGCCTAACTAACTCCTTCGACTTGGCAGGAGCCTTCTCTTTTTTCACTTTCGCTTCTGCCATAAAATCATCACCAATCGCACAATTTCAGCTCTCCAACTAACTCAGGATCATTCATATTCAACGCTACAGTCTCATCTCTACAGCGTTCGCCATTGAAGGTTAAGCAATTTCCGCAGTTAATAGGAATTCCGCTTAGGAATAAGTCCGGATGGATAGGCTTTTCTGAGTAGGCTTTGCATTGGGACATTTGGTTGTCCTCCTAAATATTTGGTAGAAGCATCAAGAATTGAACTCGAATCAATGTCTTATAAGGACACCGCTCGACCATTGAGCTATGCTTCTAAAATTAACCTACATAACTTACTAAATCATAAGTCTTATCAAAGATGTCTATTTTACAGGGATAGATTTCTCCGTTGACTCCTGTTATTAACATATCATTGGGTGTAAAATCCATTGTTCCCTCTAAAGTTAGTATCAAATAACGTTCATCAGTTTCATGAGTGATTGGATGACCATTATACTTAAACGACCACGGCATACCATTAACCATATTGCCACCATTGTTTTTCCCATACTCAACAAATTCTTGAAAAGTAATTGCCTCAACTACTACGGGTTTCTTTCTAAAATGTGCCATCTTTCTTCCTCCTAAATTATCTTGTCTTAAACCTTTCCCACTACGTTTACAACTTAGTTGAATTGACCAGTGCTTGGTTGTAACGGTGTACGAGCTTTAAATGGCTTGAATGAAGGGTTTTGGATAAAAAAGAAGGAGTGACGGGGGAACGAGTGGGGAATGAGGGGGGCGAATGCGATTAGATATTCCTTGCAATCGAATATTTAGTTCAACCCCTCCCTCGTTTCTGCTATTCGCTTGTTGGCAATGGCGCAGTATCCTTCATCCTGTTCTATGCCAATAAAAAAACGATTGGTGTTTATACACGCAATCGCAGTCGAACCTCCACCTATGCAATTATCTAAAACTGTTTCACCGTCTAACGTATATGTGCGAATTAAATATTCTAGTAAATCAACGGGTTTTTGTGTAGGATGGAATCTCTTTTTTCCATTCTCCTTAGAATATGTCAGAATACTTATTGGACATTTATCATCATACGTTTTCTCTATTACTTTCATATTATTAGCATGCAATAACTTTGAAGGAGTTTTGCCACCTGTTTTTATAGGTTTATCCCTGATAGTTTTAATGGGATAATACCTCATATTTAACTTTGCTCCATTAGCAGTTTTAGCCTTTGAGAATACACAAATATCTTCTGCCGTATTCATGGGTTGGAGTTTTGCTAGTTGAAAATTTGCTCCAATTATTTTATCCCATACCCATCTGTAACGAAACATTTCCAAGTTACTACTTATTAAAAGACTTGTAAATGGTTGATTTCCGAATAATACTATTGCTCCATCATCACGAATTACTCTTTTATATTGCTCCCAAAGTTTATCAAAAGGTATTATAGTATCCCATTTGCAAGCTGTTGTCCCATAAGGCAAATCACATAGAATCATATCAACCGACTTATCAGGTATCCCCTTCATAACTTCCAAGCAATCACCTTGAATTATTTTGTTGAGGTAGTTGGTCATACAGTTACCTTCACACGTTTCTTATACGGCTTCCTTCTAGGTTTCAGCTTCTTTGATTTTGGCTTAGGCTTTAATTTCTCTCTCTCTTTTCTTCTCGCCTGAGTCTCCTTGTCTCTAGCTTCCTTCGCGGAACGTTTAATAGTTTCTTTTTCAAGCCATATCACATGCTTTGCGGCAACCCTTTCAGCATGTTTTATTTCTTTTTCATCAGGTTCACGCCAACCAAGAAAAACAAAAGGAACGCACTCTACGCATGACCAACAGAATTTAACCGTTCCTCCGCTTTCCCACCAACTCTTCCCCCTATTTCCATGAGAGCATTTAGATGTTTTCTTTTCAGGATGCCTTGCCCAATGGCACGAATGACAGAGGATTACTACATCATCTAATGTCTCTTCCCATAAGTTTTCATAGGTTAGATGATGAACATGGAGCGATGTATCTGTTGCCCCACAATCCTTACATATCTTTCCGTGTTCCTCTAATGCGTGAAGTCTGAATGTTTTCCAGTGTTCTGTTGTGAGATACCACCTATAAAAACCGTTTGCCATTATTAACACCGTCCCTCATGTTTATTTGTCCCAACAAAATATATAAAACTAGGCAGTAAGCAGGACATACTTACGATTCGTTCCGTCGAACTAGCCTAGTTAAAACATGCTATTTTACTGCCTAACCTGTAGCCTTATGGGTACAGGTCTTGTAGCCTTATGGGTACAGGTCCTACCCTGAAAACCGCCTGTACCAAGGGTCAAATTTAATGCCCCTTCTTGTTCTTTGAATGGTCTTTTTCGTCTTTAAACACTATTGGTATTGCAGGCTTCCACTCAACATCTTTAAACACTCCATGCTCAGCGTTATCCTTGAGTGTCTTACCAAACACAGACAGGTTGCTATTCATCATGTATTTATTAGGTCTCCCATCTCCTGTTTTAATGATGGCTATTAATCCCTTTTTGTACAAAGATGCTAAGTGTTCATACAAATGAGCCCTATTACAGCAAAGCAACTTTGCTAAAGTAGACTCATTGAGCACTTGCTGAGTATCAGGATGAACTAATATATTAGAACGCCAATTAGTAAAGCCAATTAGCGACATCAACACACCACGTTCAGCAAACGAAAGTTCTTTCTTTCTAACCAAGTCATTCCAGTTATCTCTAAAGATGCAAATGAAATCAGGGTTAGTTGGTGTGTTACCCTTCTTCTTATCCTCAGATGGTTTCTTGTAAGGTTTTAATTTGTGTACCATGACTTTCTCGTCCCGTTGACTCCATATATCCTTAGTCCTGTACTGAGTATGAAGGATTTCGCCAGTATCTAAGCTCACGATAATTCTAGTATTTTCATCTACCATCATTATCTTTGTATGATCACTCATTGCATCACCTCCTAAAAACGAGCATCAAAAAACCACCCTGCATAACAAGGTGGCTACTCTAAAACTTAATCTAAATCCAATACCTCATCCTGCCCAGCCAATACCCTATTCACTATTTCAATCGGCAAGTCGCAAGCGTTCGCTATGTCTTGGTGAAGCATTTCTTTTAGCATTGCTTCTTCGCATTCGGGGCAGATGTAATCATCCTCTTTATCAGTACAGAGAGTATGACATGGGCATCCACCCTCTCCATCACGCTCGATCGCCATGTCAATAGTTCTGATGTATTCAAGGATTGTTCTCGAAGTGCTTAATGCTGTGTCGAAATGTTGTGCCTCTGTAGCAAGTATTTGTAGATTCTCTAAGACTCCTAGTTGCTCGATGAGTTTTGATTTGATATTCATGTTGTTTACCTCACTTTGTTTTATTTGAAAAAATTTATAAAAAATATTTTTGGATTGGGGGATTATGTTAGGCTATCTACTTCATAAGAAACACCAGCGAATAATTCTGCAAATCCTCTTTCTTCTTCGCCACACTCTATATAGGCAGCTATTAAGTTGTTGTAAAACTTTTTGTCTAGGTCATGGATAGTGAATCAACTCCTTAAAAATTTTATAAAAAATATATTATAGTTGTTAGGAGGAGTATACATAGGAATCGAGTCGACCATCGAAGGGTACTCCCCCCTATGTGAATGCTGTAGTTAGTGGGATAGAGATTAATGATTATTGAGGATGAGTATAGAGTTAGTGAGATAGATATATACATACAGACAAGGGTTTAGTCGCCTGCTCAACATGCCCCTATGGGGGGGTCAAATCTCACAGCCATACCCTGGACATGCACACACTACAGCCTACAGCAGGAAGCAGAGGCGTGAGCAGAGCTAACAGCGCAGCAATGGCAGAGATGGGCGAGCTACTCATTAAATAGATGCATGATGTATGATGATCGCATAGCAACAGACAGCCGGGAGCAATGCCACACTGCTACGACTGTCTGTATTGATGCAGATACCCTGCAAATACTGTTCTAATAACTAGAATAAAACTCGTGAAAATGTTGATTTAATCGGGTTTTACTCTTTTGATGGCTCTATATCCACTATCTCACCGCTTATCTGCGACCTCTCCATAATCTCCACCATAAGCCGGAGATCAGTATCAGACATGGCGTTGACTGATTGAACTTCGATTGCTCCACCATTGGGACCAGTGAGCTCAACATCTACCTTGTCTCTCCATAGTTTAGGCTGTCTATTTTTGAGCCACAGCGTTGCAGCAGGAGTATCAGGGGGATAATGCTTGATTACTTCCATTGTGTCAGTGATCTTGCCCTGGAATGTAGCTGTGATAGTTTCCTTATGCTCGTAACCCTTTGCACGATGATACAAGGATTTGGCAATATTGGCATCAGCTCCCAACTTCCCGCGTGTGAGCGACTCCGAAAAGACTTTATGTTCTATCTTCCATAGATTCAATGTAGATTCAGTAACCCCAAAGAAATCAGCCATATCTTTATCACTAGCACCTAATAAGCACAATTTATAAGCCTGTTCATTGTATTTCTCATCATACTTTGTTGGCCTACCCGTCTTAATTACATCTGAAGTCTGATTATCCAATACCTTTGACATTCTTATCAGCTCCTTTATCCCAAACAGCTATCTTCTCCTTAGAAAACAGAATTAAGCCTATTGGTAAACTGAAGCGTTCAACTATCGCTGTAAATGAATTATTGACCTGAGTAGTAAGGATATATGATTGCTTTACCTTATGTCCATAATCCTCAGCTAATAGGTAATAATCCAAAAGCTGTGCAATACTCATTATTACTTCTCTTGGTCTATTGTTCGGCTTTTTTACCTCTAATAGAATTTGTTCATTGCTTTGATCCGTAATAAGAAAATCAATTCTAGGAATGTTGGCACCAAACCGCTTTAATTTGGATAAATACGCTTCTCTTTTATGACTCTTGTAATCAATTCCAATATCTCTGCAAAGTAATTCCATGTTTGTGTCCAGGTAATCACAAAGCTCATTTTCTGTCTCAAAGTCTTTCGCTTTATTAAAATGTGATTGGATCTCATCAAAATAATACTTACCATCTTCTAAAGATTTTACCATAATCAAATCACTCTCCTATTTATATTTCCCCTACTAGCGAACATAAAAAAGAAGCCAGTCCATAGGAGGAAACTGACTTCATATATATTCTGCTTGCTTATGGCAGAAAACTAGCTATCTAATACCCTCTCACAACCCCTACAACGTCCTACAAGCCCTTTAATTCACTCTCTAACACAATCACACTAAAGACCAAATCAAACAGGCTCAAACCCCAACTTAACATCTCTCTGCCGATTAATTTTATACATCGGCAGAGTCACGCTTCGTGCAACTAAATTTAAACGAACGATAATTGCTGAACGTTCTTCTTGTATCCTAAGTATTTCAGTATTTTATCTTCGCGTTTCTTGCTATAAAAAGGTTGCGATTTATACCAAGTAAAAAACGACCTAGGACCCTTCGAACTATTGCAACTCTGGCAGGATGGAACAATATTCGTGATTGCATACTCTCCACCACTTGACAATGCTAAGAAATGATCTTGGGCCAATGATTTTTCTTTGCCACAATAACAACATTTAAAATCGAAGAACTCTTTTACTTTTTCCCATTGGGCCACTGTGAGAGTATTTGGTAAACTGAGTTTCCTAGCTTTACGTTTATGGCCTGATATTTTACGTTCAGTAATGTGTTCTCGTTGATATTTCCTATCAGAGGCTACCTTAGAAGCCTTGTTAACTTGACGGTATTCTTTCTGTTTAATAGATTCCTGTTTTCTATGTGTTTTATGGTATTCCCTTGCCCTTTCCTTTCTACAATCCCTGCAAATTCCCTGAATTCCCTGTTTGCCACTTTTACGAATCTTATCCTTGGAAAAATACTCTGAAGTAGCCGGTTTCTCAATACCGCATTTTATACACGTTTTAACCATATAATAAACCTCCTGCCGTTTATTCCTGAACAAAACAAAAACAAGAAGGCAACTCAGGAAAGTTGCTTTTCAGTATGGGTAATTAATCCATACCTATCTTGTTTAAAAACAGCTCTTATATTGACTTAATAACCGCATACCTTCATAATGAAGAAAAGGAGCTGAAACACATTGCAGAAATCAACAACCCTCTATCTTGGCAACAACCGGCTATCCATCAGACTACCAATTGAACTCTGGCGACAACTAGGTAAATACTCTTTATCTGCTAAAGCTAAAGGCAACACATTAATAGTCAATCTACTAATAAAGCATTATGGACTTGATGACTTGACGGAGATACACAGTAAATTAATATCAGCTAAATACGACCCAGCACAAAGTCAAAGCGCAAACACAATAGTAGTTAAGCTCTTAACTCAATACTTCACCTCTAACCCTGTTTAATAGCAGGGTTATTTTTTACTCAAAACTTTCGATTTTCTCAAAAGAATTTCAGTTAACTTTGATGAAAAACCCTGAACACCGCATGAATACTAGGTTTGTAGCACAATGATAAACTACATAAAATATTTGACATTGTGGAGTTATGGGTGTAATATAAGATCAATAAGTTAAACAAAAGGAGTTGACCAGCCACCTACCACAACTGCATAAGAGGACGCTAGTACAGCACACACCTTCCCACCGCTCTCTCTTACTTGTGAATGGTAACGATGAGCATTATCGAGGGGATAGGAAGCTGGAAGAGGTCGGAGGGTTTTTTGCCCTCGATTGTACCCCGCTAGAACACGAAAGGAATGGTTTAAATGAGAAAAGCAATAATCAACACAAACAGAGGATGGAAGAGTTTAGATTGTAAATCAACTTGCACAAGGGATGAACAA